CCCCTAATAGGGCAGGTGCCCAACCCGAATCACCCACGCCCCAGATATTTCCACCCAGAGTCCCTTAAAAACTGATTAGGCTCCCAAAAAAATTTATCCCACCCCTTCCTTCTTTAAACAGCCCCTCGAAAAATACATCTTGCTCTTGAGCCCCCAAATAGTGTAATATGATAGCAGTAAGATGGCTAACCTTTTCGATCAAATTCCAATTCCGCCACCTCTTGCTCCCCTCGATAAGCCGAAGAAGCGGGCTCGTACTCGAGAGGCACTCAGCACTGGGGAAATTCGTGCGGGCCAGAAGAAGTTGATGGAGATGGTAGAATCGGCCTTTGCCACTCTTGAAACGGCAATGGAAGAAGCGGATTTTGGTAACGCTATCAAGGCTGCTCAGATTATCCTCGATAGAACCGGATTCGGACCGAAGTCCACGGTCGATGTCAACTCCGTCCACATTGATCTTACCAACCTCACAAACGAGCAGCTCTCGCAGCGCGCAGCGGAGCTCGCTACGAAGTTCAAGCAGATTCATCTGCCTGAAATCAATGTGACCCCAGTCACTGTTCAATGAGAGCCCCTGATCCACAGGAAGAGCTCCTCGCTATCGAGGCAGAACTAAAGCGCCGTCGGTGGCAGGTCAATCCAGAACTTTGGATCAAAGAACGCCTGGACGAGTATACATGGTCGAAGCAGAATGAAGTTCTGAGAACCGTGGAAGCCAATCGACGAACGATTGTGCAATCGTGTCACGAAGTAGGGAAATCCTGGCTCGCAGGGCGGATCGCAGCATGGTGGCTTGATGCTTGGGTAGCAGGCACAGCCTTCGTGGTTACAACGGCACCCTCGAACCCGCAGATTAAAGCGATTCTGTGGAAGGAAATAGGCCGGGCATTCGTGAAGGGGAAACTCGACGGACGAGTCAACCAAACCGAGTGGTACATGAAAGTGAACGGGAAAGAGGAGCTCGTAGCATTCGGGCGCAAACCGGATGACTATGATCCGGCAGCTTTCCAGGGGATCCATGCCCCTCGGGTTTTGGTGCTCATCGACGAGGCAAATGGTGTTCGTGGGCCTCTGCATGAGGCAGCCGATTCTCTGATCGCCAATGACGACTCCAAAATTGTCATGATTGGGAATCCGGATGACCCAGCAGGAGAATTTTTCGAAGCTTCCAAACCCGGGAGTGGGTGGAAAGTAGTTACGATCTCGGCCTTCGACTCCCCGAACTTTACGGGGGAGTATATCCCCCTCGCAGTCGCAAAGCAGCTGATTGGTAAGGTCTATGTTGAGGAGAAGAGGCGGAAGTGGGCTCCTCACTGGAAGTGGACCGAGGATGGGAGTAGGTGTCTTCCTCCAGAAGGGGTGGACCCTGCAACGGATGCAAACTCCAACCCTTACTGGAAATCAAAGATCCTCGGGGTGTTCCCTGAGAAATCGGAAGCAGATGGACTCATCCCGATCAGTTGGATCAAATCTGCACAACTCCGTGATCTTTCCTCGACCATAAAGGATGGGCCGAATGAGCTGGGCGCAGACATCGGGGCAGGAGGGGACGATACTGCAATATGCCACCGAAACGGTTTCGTGTTCCGGATCATACGTAGTGACAACGACCCAGACACCATGTCCCAGTGTGGAAAGATCATCAACGACTTACGTACCACCGGGGCAGCGCGGGTTAAGATTGATAAAATCGGGATTGGGTGGGGTGTTGTCAACCGCGGGCAAGAACTCAATAAGCCCTTCATCGGCATCAATGTTGGCGAGGGTGCGTCGGAAGATTCTGAATCGTCGGATGAGAGGTTTCTAAACCTCAAAGCAGAACTGTGGTGGAACGTTCGAGACTTGTTCGAGCGCGGGCTCATAGACATTGACGCAAACGATGACGATCTTGCCGCAGAGCTCCTTTCTATACGTTACGAACGTCGTAGTAATGGGAAGTTGAAGATCTCGGACAAGCGCAAAGATTCCTCTGGAAAGATTGTTGCAAGTCCCAACAGGGCGGAATCCTTGATGTTGGCAGCGGCTCCCGGAAGGTTTACCAAACTTGTCACACAGGTGGAGGTAGAATGGGGATAGTTCCTTTCTGGAGTCCTGTGAGAACCGGGGCAGGGGAGATTCTTACCTCCCGTTCCGGGAGATTCGTTATCATAACGAGCACGACCCATTATACCCTCCTCGATAAAGGGTATGTGGTCAAAAGAGGGGATCGAGAAGATCTTCTCAAACTGGAAGCAGAGCGACTCGAGGTTACTTAAATGCCCGTAGATACTCTTCACGATACTTACAAAGACCTCGCAGAACGGTGGCAGCGTTGCCGGGATTGCGTCGCGGGGAGTGACTCTGTCAAAGAGCAAGGCACGAAATATCTGCCGATGCTTCCAAGCCATCTGCGTGATAATGGGCAGAAGTATACCAACTACAAGTTGAGGGCACTGTTCTACAATGCGACAGGGCGCACTGTTGAAGGTCTCGCAGGAGGGATCTTTCAGAAGGCACCCGGCATCGAAGAGGTTACAGGACCTGCTTTGGAGCATATCAAAGACATCACCCTTACGGGGGAGCCGCTCCAGATGTTTGCTCTGAAGACAACGAAGGAGCACCTCACCACTGGCAGATACGGTATTCTGGTGGACATGGCAGGCGAGGAAGCGGTCACTACGCGGCCTTACTGGGTAGGATACCGCACCGAGGACATCATCAATTGGCGCTTCAACAGTATGGGAGGGGACAAGGAGTTGTCTCTAGTCGTGCTGCGAGAAGGGGTTGATGAATCGGATCCTGCGGATGAGTTCGAAGTCACTCCAAAGGTTCAGTATCGGGTCTTGCGTCTCTCGACTGAAGGCGTCTACTCCCAGCAAATCTACAAGGAGGTGAGCAGCCCAATCGGGGCTAATCAAAAGACGTATATTGCAGACCCACTGATTGTGCCGACGAGGCGCGGGATTCCTCTCAACTTCATACCTTTCGCGCTTCCTTGGGCGATCTCTTCTCCACCTATCCTAGATCTGGTTGATGTCAATCTGAGCCATTACCGTGGGTATGCAGACCTCAAGCACGGGCTGCACTTCACTGCTCTTCCGACTCCCTGGGTAGCAGGGAATACGGATGCATCCGGGAAAGCACTCCAGATTGGCAGCGGAACTGCATGGGTACTCGAGAAAGAAGGCAGAGCGGGGATGCTCGAGTTTACCGGGAAAGGGCTCGGGGCAATTCGTAACGATCTTCAGGACATGCAGCGGGTCATGGCAACTCTAGGTGCTCGTCTCCTCGAAGAAGCACCAAAGTATACCGAGACGGCAACCGCAGTGAGTATGCGTCACTCGGGGGACTACGCAAGTCTTCGCACTCTGGGACAGATCGTTGAGCAGCAAATCACGTGGGCTCTCAAAGTTCACATTTGGTGGCTCGGGACCGAACCTTTGGTTACTAGCATCAAAGCCAATGTGGAGTTGAACAAGATCTTTTATGATCAAACGATCACTGCGGACGAATTGCGGGCGCTGCTCCTTGCGCTTCAGTCCAATTCGATCTCTTACAAAACATTCTACATGCGCCTGTCGAATGCTGGCTGGATGCGTGAGGGTATTACGGAAGATGAGGAGTTGGCGGATATTAAGGCGCAACCGCCGCTGATCGGGGTTTCGCCTCTATCGAAGGTCATCCCGGAGACTGGAGGAGCTGTAAAGCCAGTCGGTCCGGTGGAGAAGCTAACGACCAAATAAATCTTAGGCGCTCACAGAACAAAGTCCTTGCTAGATAGCCACACTTGTAGTATACTGAAAGGGTAATCATGAAGTTTGTCATTGGCTCGCTTGAAGAAGTTGCTGAACCGCTCCGCGGCGAATACGAAGCTCGTGCAGGTAAATTCCACCTCAAAACTGAGGGGGATTTTGCACCACTTGCAGAGTCCAATGCCCGCCTCGCAGAGTTTAGAGACAACAATCGGTCACTGAATTCTACGGTTACCGACCTCACCGCCAAGCTCAAAGGGTTTGACGGTGTGGATGCACTGGAATACAAGGCGCTGAAGACCAAGATCACTGATCTTGAGCAGGGTGGCATCAAAGACAAGAACGACGTTGCTGAAATCATCAAAGCAGCCGTCAAAGCAGCCGTGAGCCCTCTCGAAGTGAAACTGCTCGAACGCGAGACGTCTGAAAGAGCTGCCCAGGAAGCTCTGGCACGCACTGGTCTGGAAAACAAGCTTCGTGAAGTAGGGAGTAAGGTCGGCATCGACGAGCGGGCGCTTCCCGACTACGTGAACCGTGGTCTTCAGGTGTTCCGGCTGGTCGACGGTAAGCCCGCTGCTCGTGACGGTGACAAGCCTATCTTCTCGAAGGAGCGTCCTGCCGAGGAGCTCTCGATGGACGAGTGGGCGGGTGGGTTGTTCAGTGACGCACCGTTCCTGTTCAAGACCTCAGGTGGAGGTGGTGCTCATCAAAACGGGCGTCCTCTGCCTGCTCAGGGGCAGCGGAGAGTTATTCAGGCTGATGCACGTGAATTTGGCCTGAATCTGGAAGCAATCGCAAAGGGTGACATTCTCGTTCAGCAGTAAGTCTCAATCACCGCGTGCGTGGGCGCATATTCTTCAGCCACGATTGCGTAAGACCTCTGAGAGGTCTGAGGCGATGCCCTGAGGGCCCGAATCTTTCAACTTTGAAAGGGGCCCTCAGTGGCTGACAATACTCTCACACAGGTAATGCCGAAGTTGCTGGCGCAGGGGATGCTCGCCCTCCGCCAGATGGCCGTTCTTCCCCGCTACGTCAATCGAGGCTACGAAGCCCTTGCCGGGGAGCACGGTAGTTCAATCGATGTGCCGATTCCTTCGGCCATCACCGCTGTGGCGGTTGCTCCCTCCTACGTTCCGCCGGATGACGCCGGGTTTGTGCCCACCAAGATCTCGATCGCTCTGGATCAGTGGTGGGAAGCTCCGTTCTTCATGACGGACAAGGACATGCTCGAGGCAATGTCCGGCACGTTGCCGATGCAGGCAAGCGAAGCAGTCAAGTCGCTCGCTAACAAGATTGACACCTTGCTCATCGCCAAGGCTGAAGCGAGCTTCTACCAGTACGCTGGTGTCGCTGGCACGGTGCCTTTCCTCAACGACCTCAGCGAGTTCCTCGATGCGGATCAGCAGCTCAATGATTCGCTGACTCCCCCGGATAATCGCTACATGGCGATCTCCTCGCGTGCGAAGGCCGCTGCGATGGGTCTGCGGCAGTTCACGGATACTGCGTTCCGCGGTGATACACAGGGTATCCTCAAGGGCGAGATCGGTGAGAAGCTCGGAGCTTTCTGGTTCATGGACCAGAATCTGAGCCGTCACGTCTCGGGCACGTGGACCAACGTTGGTACCGCGAGTGGCACGAATGCTGCGGCTGCTACCACGGTGAACCTCACCGGCGGCACGGGCTCGATTCTGGCCGGGGATAAGATCAGCTTCTCGGGCGCGGATACCACGGTCTACGTTGTGGTTACTCCTACGGGAACGGCCCCAACGACTGTTGTAACCGTTCAGCCTCCCCTTCTGACTGCCAAGTCGGCTTCGGAAGTTGTCACTGTCCGAGCCAGTCACCGTCAGAACATCATGTTCCATCGTGATGCTCTGGCTTTGGCGTCGCGGCCGTTCGCCGGTGCTGATCCGATGGGCCTCGGCACCTACCTGTCGGCTGTTGATCCGGTTTCGGGTCTGGCGCTCCGGCTGGAAGTCACCCGTCAGCACAAGCGCACGCGCTGGAGCTACGACATCCTTTGCGGTGTCGGCGCACCTCGTCCTCAGTTCGGCGTGATCCTCGCCGGAGAATAACTACCCAGGTCGTGGCGGGAATTCACCCGCCACGACTTGTTCGTGTCCTGATAATCAGGTGGGGGGTTGGGCCTAGTCCGGCTCCTCAAAAAGAAGGAGAAGCTCATGGCAGACTCTCGGATGTACCCCACGGGAACAGGCGGTACCAGATCCCGGCCCATCCTGGGCAACCTCATTGACTTCGGTATTGAGAAGAACCAGCGAACTCGCGTTACGCTGGCTCAGGCCAATGCCGGATTCGTCCTCCTCCCCGCTCTCCCCGGTGTCCGGTGGCGCATTGTTGACTGTAGAGTGATCTCAGTTGGCGGAGCAGCGGCCGGTGGCACCTCCCTCGATCTAGTCTCCACTCAGGCAGCTACCGCAGTTCGGCCACTGGTGATTGCTGTGGCAGCACTCACTCAGAGTGCCCTGGTTCGTGCGGGAGCGGCTAACGCAGTCATCCTTGCGAACGGGGCTTCGTTCGTTTCAAACGACATGAACACTGCCGTGACTGTAGCTAAGCAGTCAGGTGGATCGGCACTCACGGTGGCAACTCACTTTGATGTGTCCCTCGATTACACCGCTGAACCCGCCTAAACATGGCGATCCCAACCCTGATCTCAACGGTAGGCGGTGCAACCGCAAACTCGTTCGGGACTCGACAGGAAGCAGACGATTATTTTGATACCGTCCTTCATGCTGATGCTCCTTGGCCGAGTAATGTTGCATCGTCAGCTACGTTGGGATCAGGGACAAATGGGGTTGTCACCGCTGTGGTGGATGTTGTTGGGACTAGTGGCAATGTGTATACCCTCGTTGCTGTGCTCGGCTCCGGGGCGAATGTTGCGTTATCAGCGGCGCTCGTAGTTAACGCTATCACTGTTACACTGGGAACGGATGCCTCCTCGGTAGCAGACGACACAAAGAACAAGGCCATCCTGGTTGCGGCGGTGATCACCGCGTTAGCTGGAGTGACTGCGAGCTATAGCGGCACTGGTTCCACTAGAATTCCAGTCACAACAGTTAAGACTTTCTCTGGCGGGACTTTCAACGAAGAAACGAAATTGCCTGCCCTGATTATGGCTGCTCAGCAGCTAACATCTTTGGTCGACTGGATGGGTTACGTTACTTCCTCGACCCAACGTCTTCCTTGGCCTCGCACAGGAATGATGCAGCGGAATGGAATTGCCTTTGTGGCTTCAGACGTAATTCCTGAAGAAGTAAAGGCGGCTCAATTCGAGCTAGCTCGTTTGTTGGTGCTTGAGGACAGAACTACAGAGAGCTCGGGTGCTGCCACGGGCTTGACTTATCTTCGTGCGGGGCCTGTCACCATGAAGTTCCGCGACTTTGGCGACCTGAGTGCAAAAGTCCTCACGTCTGTTGTGTGGGATCTTCTCGTGCCTTCCTGGTATCTCGGGATAACGGGTCAGGTCACTGGTAATCGAGAGCTAGAGAGGGCATAACATGAATTTGGGCCAACTTGCAGTTCGGACGTCTATTGGAACAGCATCAGCTGCTGCCCTCGAGATCATTGCAGCCGCTGGTGGAAACGGTTGCAAGATCCTTAGACTCCGTATGACCCTTGTCGCTGCCACGGCGTCAGTGATCAGTGTTGGGCGTCCTGCCGCAAAGGGGATTACCCCAACGACGCCTGTTCGACTTCTTAGTCTGAGCGGTGGGGATCTGTTTGGGTTTGATATCAGGATTGCAACGGGATGGGCAACTCCTCCAACGGTTCCTGCGTCTTTCTACACTAGGGACTCCGTAGAAGGGGCTATCGGTAGGGTGCTCGATCTTGGTTTTGGCGCAGGCATCGTGCTCCAGGCCGGAGAAACTCTGGTTGTCTGGAACATCGGCACCAACAGTGTCCTCGATGTAACCGTGACAGGAACTAACGGCTAATGAGCTTTTCCAAGACCATTCGTAGTGCGGTCGCTCTTGCAGATAAGATCACTGCTGATCTGCAAGTGGATGTCGTTCATTACGCGTGGATTGGAACTGATTCTACTTACGGTGCCCCTGAGTATGCGGTTGCTGTCACACGGAAAGCGCTCGTAGAACTGAAGCAGCGAGTTCTTAAGACCGCGGATGGACAAGATTTTGTGCAGAAGGCTTCTATCACCTTCCTGCGGCCGATCACGGCTAACGGGGCGGTAAACAGGTTGGAGCCTATTGACCTCCGAGACAAGTTCACACTTCCTAACGGTTACACTGGGCCTGTGAAGCTCGTTGAAGGTCTCGCCAATAAATTCGCGGATTCACCTTATACGTTGGAGGTGGTTCTTGGCTGATTCAGAGTTTGTGATCTACGGGCTGGCGGAGATGCACCGTAACACCATGTCGATTTTTCGTGACCTCAACGAAGCAGCTGGGTCAGCTTTGGAAGAGGTTGCGTCTCGTTACATGGATCAAATGCTGGCGCTCACACCTCTGGATACTGGAGCTCTTAGAGCATCTGCGCAGGTGCATCCTTTGACCAACAGCATGGTCACTGAGTTTGGTAATCTGGTAAACCAAAAAGAGATCATTCTGTCCTTTGGTGACGATAAAGTCGACTACGCGATCATCGTGCATGAGAATCTGACTAACAAGCACCCGATCGGGAAGAACAAATTCATGGAGCGTACAATCCAGTCACGCACCTACCACTACGAAAATGACATTGGCAGAAAGATTCGGCTGTGAGTTCACCCGCTGTTGATATCAAAGGGGTCCTCGATGCACTGGGTACCCTCGGTGATATCCGTGTGGGTTACATAGACGGGTCCCCAGACGTTATGGGAGTCATTTATGAGTATGGCGGTCTTCCAACCCAAGGTCGTTTGGGGGTGATAGGGGTGGGTTATGAAGAGCCCTCTATCCAGGTAGTCTTCCGAGGGGCTCCTAACGATTATGCTGCCCCTATGATCAAAGCAAGAGCAGCCTGGGCGGCTCTAGCAGGTGTTCAGCCGGGTGCTCTGGCAAGTGGGGATGTTTACCTGAGGATTCAACCTCAGCAGTCCCCGTTTTCCCTAGGAAAAGATGCAAACAATCGTTTTGAGATTGCGTGCAACTACTACCTCGAGAAGGAAGCGTAATGATTCTTGGGCCTGACGGTAAAGAAGTCAAGTCAGAGAAATACGCGAACTGCCCTAATTGCCTGAGGGGGCCAGAAGTTCGAGTTCCTTCCGGCGGGTTTGGGGTGACCTACCTAATCTGTCTTTGCGGTTACGAATTCAAAGGACTTCCATGCCTAAGACCTATCGCTTGATTTACTCTGGGGCGGTGACTTACCCTGCGGACCCTATTAGCCTCCGGGCTATCAAGGATGCACAGGGGCTGAGCAACCTGACCGAAGAGCAGAAGAGCAAGCTCAAATTCAAAACGGTTCAGCCCGGTGAGGACTGCTCCGACATGCCCAAGGAATCTTTGGTTCTTTTCCTCGAAGCGGGGCGTATCGAGGAGTATGTGGATGCTCCCAAGGTGGTGACCAATGCCTAAGTTTTCAGGTGCCTCGTTTACGCTACTCCTCGTCAGTGGTTACAATCTCGCTGCATCCATCACAGACAGCGTTTCGATGGGGTGGGAAAACATCACGGAGCAGACGAACCCTTTTGGGGTTGCTAGCGAGGCCCATTCTCCTGTTGGAATTCAGAAGGGTATCCTGGTCGCTGGCGGGGGTATCTTTGATGAAGTTACAGATGTTCTGCACAGGTCTATTGCGACTGTTGTAGGGATCTCCAGAGTGGTCTGTGCAGGGATCATTGGCAACATTCCTGGAGCAACCTTCCTGGGGTTTGAAGGTGCGTTTTCACTAGAGTATTCCGTTCAGACGGAAAAAGACGCATTGACAAAAGCTGACGTCACCTATCTGGTGTCCGGGGCAGTAGACAATGGGCAGATCGTCCAGGACCAAACAGCTTTCGTGGCTACGTGGTCAACGCAAACTGGCGGGGCTGTTGCAGTGGATGCTCCTGTAGACTTTTCGGTCTATGAGGCCAATCGCCCGATTCCCATCACTTCGAACTCAATTGCTAACCCCTCGGTTGTGACTTGCCCTGCCCCCCATGGACTGGTCACAGGGCAGATTGTCATTATCGCTGGTGTTGCAACATCCAGTCCAACGATCAACGGGTCTCGCGCAGTAACCGTCATCAGTGCCACCACATTTTCAGTTCCTGTGAATGTGGCTCTTGCAGGCACCGGAGGCACCGTAACTGAAGCGAGTACGGTGGCGGGTGGGGCAGGATATCTTCAGGTGGCAGCCTACTCCGGGTTCACGAATGTGGTTGTTAGAATTCGTCATAGCCCTGATGACATTACGTATGCTGATTTGATTACGTTCACCACAGTCACCGGGATCACTTCCCAGCGTGTTGTAGTGGCGGGCACCGTCGATCGCTATCTCTGCTCAACTGGCACCATTACGGGATCGGGGAGCATTACACCGTTCTCTGGATTCAGCCGCTACTAACTAGGAGGATACTCACATGCCCCGTCATTCCCCTTCAGAAGTCGTTGTTACGTTCGCGGATTCGCCCGGAGGTACCGGACGAATCATCACCCCTTACGTCACGTCGATTGGCTCAATTGGTATTGAGGCTATCACGGAGCAGACGAATCCGTTCGGTGTTACCACCGAATCGCATACCCCTGTGGGTATCACGAAGGTTCCCGACATCGCGATCGCAGGCTTCTTCGATTCCATCGCGACGGTGGGTCCGCATGTTGTGTTCGCGATTGCAGCGGCTGACATTTCTCCTGCGAGCGTGGGGCGCATCCTCACGATCCTGGCGGCAACTGGGCGCACTTTCACCATCACGGTGCATCTGGTGAAGTATATGGTGGTCCTCGAAAAGGACGCTCTCACTAAGTACGAAGCACTGGTTCGCCAGATGTCCACGGGTGTTTGGTCGTAATGTTCTGGGCCGTGTAGGTGGCGCAAGGTGGCTTGCAAGGCAGGCTATTTGACCCACTTACACGGCCCGTGGTGCTGTTTTGACCTGGGGGTAGGTGTAAGGTATGCCCTAGGTTCCCTGGCCGTTTATAGGGCCGTATACGGGTTTTGATTTAACGGGAGATTTGTCATGGCAATGGTTTCGACCATCACGAAGTCGGTAGAAGTTCCTGGTGAGAGTGTTCTGGTTGTCATTCGTAAGTTGAATCACAAGCAGCTCAAGGAGGCCGCTCAGGCCCGTCAGACCGAAGGCGTTAGCTTCATGCGTGAGATGGGTGGGGAACTGCTCAAGGCTCTGCGCGATGCTGACGGTGACAAGGTCAAGAAGCTTCAGGATCTTCAGGAAGCTGACGTCACCAACTACGATCGTGATGTTCTTTTGAAGAAGGGGATCGTTTCTTGGGAGTACTCCGAGAAGCTTCCCGAAGGAACCGACGAGCTCGACGAGCCCACGGCCAAGTTCCTCGCTGACCAGGTGTTTCTCTTCAGCCGCTCGGAAACGAAGGCCGAAGCAAAAAACGCATAAAGAACTTCCATCGACACCTGGAGACCCCAGGTTCTGTGGAGGTTCTGTACGAGTGGATAATCAGCCAAGTTTGTGAGGAGTTCCATTGTTTACCGCTTCAAGCCATCGATGCGTTAGAGCGAGACTACAATGGGCTCCTTTTCAAAATTCTTGACCTACGCGGGTATTCGAGAGCATACCGAGCGTATCAGGAGGGAGCAAGAGAAACAGACTCATCAAGAAGACCATCTGGACCGGCTATAGACAGAGTGACGGATACAGCCGGGGACATCATGAAAGAAGACTACGAACAGCGAGCTAAGCCAAAATGATCAAAGTAGGGGATTTGCTGGCGGTTCTACGTTTTCAAGATCAGGCAACTCCTGTTGCCGCCAAGATGTTCAATACTCTGAGCACTATGGCGGCGCAGACTGCTGATAGGATTACCGGCCAGCTCAATCCCGCCCTCGCCAACGTCGCTTCAGCAGCCCAAAAAATCACTCCTATCGCAAACGCAACCGGAAAAGCTCTAGGCGGCGGTAGCGGAGGCGCGGGCGGAGGCGGTGGGGGCGGTGGAGGAATAGGCGGCGGAGCGCAGAATGCCTTGTATCACGTGAACCTCCTCGGAAGAGGTTTGCGTGAAGCAGGGCAGTTGATGACTGCGGCTTTCACAGTTCCAATCGTAGCCGGCACTGTCGCATCCGTAAAACTAGCAGGAGAATTTCAGGCTACCACACAAAGACTTGTTGCACTCGCGGGCGTTTCTAAGTCCGAACTAGAGGGGGTCAGGCAAGCCCTGCTCAAGATGTCTCCTGCGGTTGGTGTTGGTCCTTTAGAGTTGGCGAAGGGCATGTATGCCGTTTCGTCTACTGTGAGGGACACTGAAGTTGCAATGAAAATCCTCACAGTCTCAGCGGAGTTGTCCGCTGCTGGGATGGGGGAAACCGCGGTTATCGCACGATCTCTTACCACAGTGATCAACGCTTACGGAAAAGAAAGCATCACTGCTGCTCGCGCGGCAGACATCTTCACACAGGGTGTCAAAGACGGCGGTGCAGAAGCGAGCGAGCTCGCACCCACTCTCAGTAAAGTCATCCCTTTTGCCCAGAAATTGGGCGTGTCCTTCGAACAGGTTATTGCTAACCTCTCGACTATCACCCAGGTTGGTGTCCCAACATCGGAAGCTGTTACGTCTCTCGCATCCGTGTTTGCGTCACTCACACGTCAAACAAAGCGGGGTTCGGAGGCTCTAGCTGCTATCAAAGACCCGGTCGACGGGGCTGCGATGAGCTATAACAAGCTCAATGACATGCTCAAGAACAAGGGGTTAATGGAGACTCTTGTATTCATGAATGACAAGCTTGGTATGCAAGACGGCAAGCTATTCAATGTTGTCGGGCGTATCGAGGGATTGAAGAACATCCTAGGCACCACTGGGCCGATGGCTAAGACTTATGCTGAAAATCTCGATAATTCAGCGAGGTCTTCGGAGAATCTTGGAGCTAAGACAAAAGCCGTAGCTGAAATGAGTGAGACTTACGAACACAAGCTCAAACAGTTGAACGCGGCTATTGGTGTTGTGAAGATCAGGCTTGGGAACGAGCTCCTCCCAATGCTCACTCAATTTGCAGGGTGGCTTGCTAGCACGATGATCCCGAAGATCGAAACTTGGATCCAACAGTTCCACGAGCTGGGGCCTATCTCCAGAGCCGCTTTCATGACTATTGTCCTTGGGATTGCTACCCTAGGACCTTCTATCATCATCTTAGGTCAGCTCATTACGGCGCTTAGCAACATCGCGAGGATGCTTGCTTTCTTCAAAATCACAGCGTTCTTTGCCGTGACTGCTTTCCCCGTAACTGCGGCGATCATTGGAACAATCGGAGCGATCTCCCTTCTCTACCACTGGCTGTCCAATCCTTCTCCTGCCGCGCAATTCGCCAAGAATATGGACGAGGCGGGCATAAAATCTCTAAATAACTTTTCGAAGAACTTGGATCGTATTCGTACAGAAACCTCTGGTATTGCTCCCTCTAAGTTCAATACCTCTGCGGTAATGGGGATGACGAGAACTGGGGCTGGACCTCAGTTACCTAGGATGGACAGGACGAGTCTGACCAACGGTCTGAGTGAAACTCAGCAAATGCAGAGAACCCTCGCAGCAGAGAAGGGGTTGCTCGCTTCTATCATCAAAGAGGTTAAAGAGCTCACTCCTCTGCAAAAGAACCTGATCACTGTCCTCAAGGCAAAAGGGGACAGTTTCGACGAGATTGCCGGGAAAGTCTTTGCGAGTGCTGAGGCAGTCAAGAAGTATACGGAGGCTGTCAAAGCCTCTGCGAAAGAAGCAATAAAAGACGACAAGGCGGCGGCTAAGTTCGCTGCTGATATGGAGAAGTTTGCTCATGGGATTAAGAACATCCCTCTGGAAAAGCTTGTAAATATCAACAAGGTTTTTACAAGTTCAATTCCTATCTACACCTTGAGTGCCGCAAAGCTCCACATCTATCAAAAAAAGGTAGAGGAGTTCAAGGAAGAATGGCAGGACTTCATCGATCTTGGCGGCGAGTATCGCCAAGGGATGGAAGACAACAATGCTGCTGAGGAAGTCGCTATCGACGTTGCGGAACGCCATAAGGTAGCCAGGGACAACCTCAATGAGAGTATTACCTCCATAATCAGCTCTCTCAACATGCTGAGGAGGTTTTCTGGTAGCTCTGGTCTTGGAGAGATAGCGGAGTTTGCTGGTGCTGCGCTTTCCACCTGGAGATTGCTGGATGAGGCAATTGGGTCCATCAAATCTGGATACGGGGAGCTGAATAAAGCTAACGGGGAAGCCTGGCAAGGGCTGATGCAGGTGGCTTCTGGAGCTATAGCTGTGGCCGCTGCTCTCGCTCAAGTCACAGAAAGAGGGACTACTGCAGAACGATCTATGAAAGGAGCAGCCGTCGGTTTCAGGATGGGTGTCGCCAGCGGAAATCCTTATGTGGCAGTTCTTTCTACACTCGCAGGGGCCTTCGTTGGATTCTATCGAGGAGCGGAGGCGGCTAGGGAGGCACAAAGACAGTTTAGACGAGAGATTGCTGAGTTTAATAGCTTAGCAAGAGAAGCTCTTCCCAACGTAAGTAATCTTGCATCGGCGATGGCAGCTTTCGGGATGGTTGCCATGAATACAAACATCAGTGAAAAATGGCAGCTTGCTCTGCTTAATCAGCAGTTGGAAACTCTCAAGAAAAGAATTGACGACCTTAACAAGGGACTCAATGATCTTCTGGATGAGGCGAATGATCTAGGTATTGGTCTCCCCGATAGCATTCAGTTGGCTATTCTCAGGATGGCCGATCTCGGCATCCTCACAGACGAAACTGCTAGGAAGTTCCATGCGATGCTCTCCCAGGGAGAAGTCGACTGGAAAAAGATGCAGCAGGCTGCGGATCGTTATAAGATCCCAGATTCTGCTTTGGGGCAGGTCTTCCAGCAGGCAAAGAGTAATGATGCGGCCAAGCAAATCATTAACGACTTTGATATCCTGACCAGGGGAGGGGCCGACGCTAACGCCATCATTGATGGGATGAGTGGGGCAATCAGCAAGGTTGTTGCAGATTCGCTCAAGTTTGGCACCACCATCCCTGAAAACATGAAACCCTGGATTGAAAGACTCAAAGATACAAAAAAGCTCGTAGATGAAAACGGGAAAGAGCTCGATGGTTTAGATAACATCAAGTTTGCGAAACCTATCGAAACTGAATTTGAAATTTTGATCAAGAAGCTCGATGAGTTCATCTCTAGGCTCATGTCACTGCCTGGTCTCTTTGCGGCCATTCCCCCTGTTCCCGGTGCTGGAGTTCCCGGGGAAGGTGGTGGGGG